CTTTACACCAATGACGTAGCGCCCACGGGGAACTTCACCATCGGCCTGCACCCGATCACGCGACCCGCTACGAGCGGCGGCGCGGGCTTGTGCATCTACACCATCGGCGCGGCGGTTTCGGGCAGCACGGCAGCGATCAACGCGCCTGCGGCTGACGGCCTGCACATGCTGGTAGGCGCGGACTTCGCGCTGCCTGCGGACGGGCACTACATCATCGGCGTGGTGACCACCGCCACGGTTGCGACAAGCGCACACGTCCACCTTTCCGCCCAGCTCCAGACGAGGAACGCACCGTAAATGGCAACCCTGTCAATCACCGTTCCCGATGCCGAAGTCCCCCGCATCGCCGCCGCCATTGGCGACCGGATGGGCCTGCGCGATAGCAACGGCGTAGCCCGCGTGGCGACTGCGGCTGAAATGCGCGGCTGGATCGTGGACCGGCTGAAGGAAATTACGCGCAGCCACGAAACGAATCTGGCCGTAGTGGCCGCAGCGGCGGGCGTGACTGACGTAAACCCGAGCTAACCAATGGCCCTGTTCGACTCTGCTGTATTCGATTCGGCGGTATTCCATGGCTACTGACACCTTCGCGCTCGACGTCTCCCGCTTCGTCAAGAAAGCAACCGCCCGCCCCGACCAGGTCGTGCGCAAGTTCTCGGGCGAGCTGCTGCGAAACGTCGTGCTGGCCTGGCCAGTCGGCAACCGGGCGTTGTGGAAGGGCCCGGCGCCGAAGGGCTAGGTCGGCGGCGGCTCGCGGGCGAACTTGAATATCGGCCTGGGCCGGCCCGACGAGCACACCGGCCACTCGCCGGACAAGTCAGGTGCGGCGACCATCGCGCGGGGCCTGGCAGAACTGACGCTGGCGCGCGCGGAGCGCGACGTCTACATCACGAACTCGCTGCCCTACGTGCGCGAGATCGAATACACCGGCCACTCGTCACAGGCGCCGTCGGGTGTCGTGCGCATCACGGTCGCCAATTACCAGGCGTATCTCGCCAAAGCCGTCGCAGGGTTCACATGAGCCACAAGAAAGCGCGCGCGGCCTACGAGGGCCGGCTGAAAGCCTGGGCGGCCGCGCACTCGCCGGTGCTGTCGGTGGCCTACGAGAACGCACCGTTCACGCCTGTCGCCGGCGAGACCTACCTGCGCGCGAACCTGCTGCCGGCCGCGACCGACAGCGCCACGCTCGACGGTGCACATCGCGCCTACATCGGCGTGTTCCAGGTCCTCGTCGTCGCGCCGCTCAACACCGGCCCCGGCGCCGCCGAAACGATCGCCGATGAACTGGCCGCGCACTTCGTGAACAACGCGCGCCTGACGGTCTCGGGCCTTGCCGTCCAGCAGTTCAGCCCGGCGGCAGTTGCCCTCGCCATCCAAACCGACGCGGCCTACATCGTGCCCGTGTCGTGGCGCTACCGCGCCGATACCACCTAGCGGCGGAGCCGCATTTCGAGCGAGCCGGCGAAAGCCGGTTTTTTTTCGCCCGCGTTTTCCCGCTGCGCCTGTCTTTCCTTCCTCCGCTGCACCCACTCCCGAGGTTCCTGCCATGTCCGTTTCGCTCCCCAACGGCTCCACCTTCTCCGTCGCCGGTGGCTACGGTTCCGCCAAAGTCACCACCATCGCCACCAACGCCACCCAGTGCGTCATGACCTCCGTCGCCCACGGCCTGAGCGCCGGCGACTACGTCGAGGTCACCAGCGGCTGGGCCAACCTCAACGGCAAGGTCGTGCGCCTGGATGCGGTCACCACCGACACCGTCACGCTCGAGGACATCGACACCAGCTCGACCACGGCCTATCCGGCCGGCACCGGCCTGGGCTCGTTCCGCAAGATCACCAGCTGGACGCAGGTCGCGCAGATCCTGTCCTCGGCCAGCGTCGGCGGCGAGCAGCAGTACGCCGAGTACCAGTTCATCGAGTCCGACCGCAAGACGCGCATCCCGACTTCGAAGGCCGCGGCCGGCCTGGACATGGAGATCGCCGACGACCCGACCCTGGCCGGCTACATCGCGCTGTCCACCGCGAACGATGACCGCGCCCAGCGTGCCATCAAGGTCACGCTGTCGAACGCCTCGATCATCCTCTACAACGCCTACTGCTCGGTCGACAAGACCCCGTCCATGACGGTTGACCAGGTCATGGCCGTGAAGGCCAGCCTGTCGTTCCTCAACGCCCCCGTCCGCTACGCCTCCTGATGGCTCGCCTGAGCCTGAACCCGGCGCCGACTTTCAAAGCGAAGGTCGGCATCCCGGTGCCTGGCGCGGATCCGGCGCCGGTCGAGTGCACGTTCAAGTACCGCACGCGCACCGAGCTCACGGCCTGGCTGAAAGACAGCGATCCCAAGCAGGCCGATCCCGACCTGCTGATGGACCTGCTGCTGGGCTGGGACCTGGACGACACCTTCAACGCCGAGAACGTCGCGCGGCTGTGCGACGCCTATCCCGGCGCAGGGCTGGCGATCTACGGCGCCTACCTCACCGAACTGCGCGGAGTCCGCGCAAAAAACTGAGGGCCGTCGCCCGCGAGATGTACGGGAAATCGGACGAAGCCGAGCGCGCTGTGCAGATGCAGCAGCTGGGTCTGTCGCTCGATGACTTCCCCAACGCGGACGACGGCACGAAGGCGGGCATCTGGCCCGAGAACTGGCCGGCGGTGCGCGTGTTCGAGGCAATGAGCACGCAGTGGCGCATGGGGCCGGTGGGGCCGATTGGACTGGACTACAGCGCGTTGCCGGCGGTCATGCGCCTGTGCAGCGTGCCGGCGGCGGAGCGCACCGACACCTTCGAGTGCGTGCGCATCCTTGAGGACGAAGCGATGAAAGTGCTGCGCGAAGTGCGCGAGGCGAGCCGGTAATGGCTGACATTGCCTCGCTCGGAATTGTCGTCCGAACTTCGGGCGTCAAACAAGCCGAAACCGACCTGGGCCGCCTCTCCAAAGAGGCGGCCGCGGCGGAGCGTGCCTCGGTGAAACTGGGCACGAGCATCGGCCGGTACCTGGGCGTCGGCCTGACCGCCGTCATCGGCGGCGGGATAGCAGCCATCGTGGCCAACACGATCGCGGCGGAGAAAGCGCAGGCGCAGCTTGCTGCTGTTTTGAAATCGACCGGCGGCGCAGCTGGGCTCACTGCCGGCGAACTCAACAAGATGTCGGACGCGCTTTCCGGCATGACCACCTTCGACGACGAGGCCATCACCGGCGCGCAGTCGCTGCTGCTGACGTTCACCAACATCGGCCGCGACGTGTTCCCGGATGCCACGAAGGCTGTCCTGGACATGTCCCAGGCGCTGGGGCAAGACCTCAAGTCCAGCGCCGTGCAGCTCGGCAAGGCGCTGAACGATCCGGTCAAGGGCATCACGGCCCTGCAGCGCGTGGGCGTGGCGTTTTCCGACGCACAGAAGGATGTCATTACCGCCCTGGTCGAGACCGGGCAGGAAGCCGAGGCGCAGCGGCTGATCCTCAAAGAGCTGCAGAAGGAATTCGGCGGCAGCGCCGCCGCCGCCCGCGACACCCTGGGCGGGGCGCTGCAGGGCCTGAAAAACGACTTCGCCAACCTGCTCGAAGGCGACTCGGGCTCGGATGGCATCCGCGGCACGACCGAGGCGGTCAATTCGCTGAGCGCGACCATGCGCAGCCAGTCGGTGAAAGACGGCTTCGCGTCGATGATCTCGGGCCTGGCCAACGTGGCCAACTTCGCCGCGCAGGCCACCGCCGCGCTGGTGGGTATGGCCAATGCCGCGCGCCAGGCGCTGCTGGCCGACGCCGACAAGGACACCGACGGCCTGCTGCAAAAGCGCGTGGCGCTCGAGCAGGACCTGGCCGACCTGCAGGAAGGCGGCATCAAGCGCGCGCTGCTGTTCGCCAAGGGGCGCAGCGGCGAGGTCGAAATCTTCGCGACCGAGGCCGACCGCGTCGCGCACCTGAACGACCAGCTCAAGATCACCGACGCGCGGCTGGCGATCATCCGCGAGCAGAAAAAGAAGCTGGCCGCCGACGGCGCCAAGCCTGACCTGTTCGCCCGCGACGGCGTCATCACCATTCACGGCGACGACGGCTCCGGCGACTGGAAATCGAAAAAGGGCCGCTCCGGCGCGTCCGACGCCGCGCGCGCCATGCGCGAGCTGGAGGCCGAGGAAAAACGCCTCATGGCTGCCCAACGCGAGGCCATGGAGCAGCGCGAGCACGCCATCCAGCAGTTCGGCGACCTGACGGCCGAGCTAGAGGGGCCGCTGGCCTCCGCCGAGCGCGACCACCTCAACCGCCTGCAGGACATCACCGAGGCCGGCCGCGAGGCGGGCGAGACCAGCGAGGAAATCGCGCGGGTCAAGGCGCTGGAGACCAAGCGGTACGAGGAACAGCGCCAGCAGATCGAACGCGACCTGGACCCGATCGGGCAACTGATCGAGGCCAAGCGCGAGGAACTCAAGCTGCTCGGACTGACCGAGGCGGCCTACCGCACCGAGGTCGAGTTGCGCGGGCTGGCCGGCGAGGCAACGGCCGAGCAGCGCGCCGAACTGGAGGCGCTCAACCAGGCGGCGATCGACAACGCCAAGTCGATCCAGGCCATGGACGACTTCCGCGAGTCGTTCACCGATGCGTTCGCCAGCGTGCTCGATGGGTCCAAGTCGGCCAAGGAAGCGTTCAAGGACTTCGCCGACTCCATCGTGCAGCAGATCGCCCGCATCGTCGCCGAGCAGGCCGCGGCTGCCATCTTCGGCGCACCCGGCCAGTCCGGCGGCGGCGCAGCCGGCGGCTTCATCCAGTCCATTTTTGGCGGGCTGTTCGGCGGCGGTCGCCCATCGTGCGGGCCAGTGT